CGGCACGTCCGGCGAGCCGTGATCACGTTGGGCCAACCGCTCGGCGGCTCGCGCTCCATCCTGCGCCGCTCCGTGGCCACCCAATTCGCCGGCCGCCGCGCCGTGATTGTCCGCGATGGCGTCCAGACGCCGGTGCCTTTTCGGGTCGACGTCGGGGCGGGAGATTTCGCGCTCGGCCGGTTTACGGTGGCCGTCCCGACCCGTGCGTCGAAGCTCACCCTGCCTACGATCCTCGGCAGGGGCTTCGTTCCACGCCGCTCGGACGCGGCATCGCGTGTCTATACCTATGGTGAGGGTGCGTCCGATCCGGACCTCTTGCTTCCCGGCCGACCGCTCGACGTCCGGCCGGACCGGGTCGCCGAGCCGCATGTCCGCCCCGGCGGCTTCGTGGTCCGGCACGCGCTCCCGATGATCCTCCGCTCGTCGGCGGCTCGCGACCACGTCTATGAGAGCCTGCGCCTCTACGACCCGGCACTTTCGAGACCGGCGGGCCCGGTCCGGCCGGGCGGCTGGATCCTTGGCCGATCGAAGCTGCGCCAGAAGCCGTTCACGATCCGGCTCTCAGTCGACGCTTCCCGTCGGCGCCCGGGCGGCTTCGTGCTTGGGCGCTGCCTCCCCATGGCGCCGCGGCCCTTCGATGAGGCCCACACGGACGAGATCTTCGCGGCGGCTCGCGCCGCCAAGCTCGGACGCGATCGCGTCCTGATCCGCTTCGGTCTCCATCGGCCCATCCAGGCCGGCGACAACCTTCCTGCCGACGGCGGCTACCGCCTCGGCCAGATCATCAGGAGCCTCTAGATGGAGCGCCAGCCGATCTTCCGTGACCGTTACGAGGTCACGGATGAAGACCTGGAAAAGTTGACCGCATGGTCGCAGGAGAGCTCCGATCATGTCGGGCTCGACGCGATCGACGCGGGCCGGAAGTTCACGGGCTTCGTGGTGTCGCAGTCGACTTCGACGGCCATCACGGTCGGAGCGGGCCGGCTCTGGTACAATGGCGAGCGCTACTTCGACGATACGGTCGGAGGCTACCCGCTCGACCTCACGGGCAAGAAGCCAGACCTCCTGTCGGTCGTGGTCGCGATCGTCGTGACCCCCGAGACGGTCGAGACGCACAACGAGCAGCGCGATTACGAGACGGATGCCGAGACCGGCACGAAGGAGCCGCGCGACGTCAATGTGGAGCGTCGGCGTCGGGCCCGATTCGAGGCCGTCGCCGGGATCGAGGCGGTGTCTCCAGCGGCGCCCGTCCTGCCGGACACGGCCGTGGTCGTGGCACTCGTCCGCATGGGTACGGGCGGCATCGAAAGGATCACCCGCAACACTGACAGGGTTCTGCCGAACCTCGCCGACGTGGCTGGCCGGACGAGGGGGCTTGAGAGCTGGCGCACCGGGGCCGAGCCCATCATCGCGGGCGTGCAAGGGCAGCTCGGCGCGCTCGCGGCGCAGCTGGCCGGCCAGGCGAACCGGCGGCTGCTCATCGACATCGCGTCCGACGTCGCGATCATCAGAAAGAAGCTCTCGCTGCCCGACACCTATGCCGGCGAGCGCGGCGACGACTTCACCGACCTCACCTACACGGACACCGCGGCCGTCGGCTACGCGGCGCGCGTCGAGGAGGGGCTTCGGCTCCCCTACGAGGCGGAAGACGAGGTCGAGCTCGGGCTTCAGAACATCTACGATCCGAAGCTGAAGGTCACCGGTACCGGCCTCTGCCTCCCGGCCTGGACGGCGATCGAGGACCGCGTCGTGCGCGGCGCGGCAGGCGAGCTCAACCTCGCCTCCTACGCGTCCGAGCCCCGCACGTTCACGAAGCTCGCCATGAGCCAGGCGCGGGCGCGCTTCGGGGCGGATTTCGAGGTCTCGACGGGATCGGCCTTCTATCAGACCGGGACCTATCTCGGCCGCCTGAACGGCTCCTTCCGCACCATCTTCGCCAAGGACGGCGTCCCCTATCAGCAATACGAGACGGGGGAGGTCGACCCGGACCGCTACAAGATCGTCCGCCTCTCGAAGCTGTGGACCGACCAGGTCACCGAGCCTTATTGGGCCCGCTACGTCACGACCGAGGTCGTGAACGGCTACGCGCATTGCGAGACGTTCTTCAACCAGCACGACCGCTGGATCGTCGGCATGACGCCGTGGATCCACCAGAAGCCCGCGGAGGGGAACCTCACCTTCGGGATCTGCGGCACCTACCGGGGCGAGCCGGATTTCGATCAGGTCCTCTACATGGCCACCAAGGCGCCGGCGGACGTGAAGCTCGCGAACGCGGCCGGGCCGAACGACCTCATGACGCCGATCGAGCCGACCTTCCTGAAGGGCGGCCGCTACTACACCTATTTCGTGTCGACGCCGGCCGGCTATATCCACGCCGTCGCCGACGAGCAGAACCCGCATTCGGGAACCTACTTCTACGGCCTCAACGGCGGCCAATGGTTCGCCCAGCCCGGCACGCACCTGATCTTCAGCCTGTGGCAGGCGGCCTTCGGCACGACGCTGGTCGAAGCGGTGATGCTGCCCCTCTCGCTCGCGGGCGGCATCCAGGGCATCGACGTCCAGGCCGAGATGATCGTGCCGGACGATGGCGACGTCGTCTGGTCCGTGTTCGTGAACAACGGCTGGCGCCAGTTCAGCCCGGACACGCCGAACCCGCTCACGACGCCGTTCCCGAACGTCGTGCCGTTCAAGGCCTCCTTCGTCGGCACGAACGCCGCCATGCCGGCGATCCGGCTGCCGGGCTCGGTCGCGCGCCTGTCCCGGCTGGCGCTCGCCGGCAAGCATGTCTCGACGCCGAAGGCGCTGGCGACGCCCGTCAACGCGGTCACGAAGCGGATCCGGCTGTTTCCGGGCTGGGACCCGGCGCGTCACTCGGCCACGATCACGCTGAAGCGTGGCGCCACGACCGAGACCGCGGACACGGTCGTCGACGAGCCCCAGGTCGATGGCTCGATCGAACGCGTCGCGACCTTCAATCTCGGCGCACCCGCGTCCTCCTACGTCTCGATCGTCGACTATTCGACCGACACGCGCCTCAACGCGCCGGTCATCAAGGAGTCGGTCGAGATCGCGACCGTCTGACCGGGAGGCTCCTCACATGACGACGCGCAAGAAGACGGCCGCGGCCGCGAGCTACGAGCCGGACCGGCTCTACGACGTGCAGCTCACGGGTCCGGCCGAGTACCCGCCCGGCTCCGGCCGCATGCTCTCCCCCGCCACCCGGATCCAGATGAAGGGCAAGGTGGCGAACGCCGTCGCGGGCAAGGTCGGCGATGCCAAGCCTGTTTGAGAAGCTCTATCGCTGGGCGAAGAACACGCCTCTCGTCCCGCAGGAGTTCAACAAGCGGTTCGAGAGCGTCGACACGCGCCTCGTCGGGCTCGAAGAGGTCAAGATCGGCTGGGAGGTCGCGCTGGCGACCGTGCAGGACCGGGTCCTGTCGCGGTCGGAGGACGTGATCGCGAGCCTGCGCGACAAGCTCCTCGCGATCACGAACCTCGCCTGGCTCACGGCCCATTCGGCGACGAGCGCGACCCTCGCCGAGGGTGCGTCCGTGTCCCTGATCATCGAACCTGCCTCGCGCGAGCTCTTCGCGCCGGGGCCCTTCGCGATCGTGATGCGGGATGCCGCCCCCTCCGCCTACGCCATCGTCACGACGGCGGACTATAGCCGCCAGACGGGACAATGGGACGTGCGCGTCGAGACCTCGACAGGGCTCGCCGGCGCGCATGCCGACTGGTCGATCGCGGCGATCGCCGGCTCGACCCTCGCGCAGATGACCCTCCTGGCGGAGGGCAAGGCAGCCCGGGACGACACGATCGAGGCGCTCGAGGACGTGCAGGCGCTCGCCGTCGTCGTGGGCAGCGAGGCGGGCAGCGTCACGGCCAAGGCGGCGCAGGTCGCGGCCGACAAGGTCGCCGCCGGCAACTCGGCCCAGGCGGCCCAGCAGTCCGCCACCGCGGCCGCGACCTTCGATCCGGCGACGTATGCGACGAAAGCCGAGCTCGCGGACGGCTTGGGCGGAAAGGCGGACGCCGCCACGACGGCAGCCTCCATCGCCGCTCAGGCGTCGAGCGCGCGCGCCTATTCCATCATGATCGGAGCCGCCTGATGCCCGCGACCGGAGCCCCGGCGAGCCTCGCCCTCACGACGGTGTCGCAGACGCTCTACGCCAACGCGGCGGCGGACGCGAAGCGCCGCACCGTGCAGGCCATCTTCACCAACCTGACCGGCGCGGCCGGCGCGGACCACACGGCTACTCTCTCTTGGACGGACGCGAGCGCGGGCAACGCCGCGACGGCGCTCGTCGTCGCCGGCAAGGTCGAAAAACAGAACATCCTAATCGGCCCCGTGAAGGTGCTCGAGCCCGGCGACACCCTGACCGCGCTCGCCTCCGCGGTCGGCGTCGTGGTCGCGAGCATCAATATCCTCAACGAGGAGCCGAACGCGTGATCGGGCCGGGTGGGTTGAGGAGCGGGCTGCGCTCGCTGTCTGGCGGCGCCGGTCGCAAGGTGGGGGACATCGCTTTCTTCGACACTCACCCGGGCGCGGGGTGGCTGCTCTGCGACGGAAGCGATTACGACCCGGCGGTCTATCCCGAGTTGACGACCAAGGTTCCGTACGTGCTCGGCACGGGCGCCAAGTTGCACCCCGGCCTGACGATCTACGGGCAATACTCTTCGAGCTGGACGCCTACCATCGTTCCGGTCGGCTGTCTCGGCGGAAAGTACGTCTGGCTCGCCTATGGGGCCACCGACGCAGGCGGGGCAACGGGCGGGCTCTTCGCTTTCTCATCGACGGATAGGAATGGCCCATACACGCGCGTTCTCGTGACTAGCACGGTCAACGCCCCCTCGAACTATCCTCGCCCGATCAGCGGCGCCGTAGCCTTCGGGAAGCTATGGGTCACGAACGGTAACCAGATATTCTACTCAACAGACGCGCTGACCTGGACGGCCGTTCCCGCGACCGGGAACCTCAACCTTTCGGCCGGGCCGCTCCTGTTCGCCAACAACCGGCTGGTGGTGGGGAGCATCGGAGGCATGGCGGCCGCCTACACGGCCGACGGTCTCACCTGGGCCTCAGTCGGCAACTTTCCGGCCAATATCGGTAACGTGGGAGCGATCAGCTACGGCCCGCTGGGCTGGCTGTTTTCAGGCCACCAGAACAGCCAAAACTTCATGCGCTGTGCCTCCAGCCCGCCGGGCTTCAGCGCCGCTCCCACCGACCGAGTCCTGCCCATCAGCCTCAATCGTTCCTTCTCGTTCTACGCCTTCAACCAGTACCACGTCGTGGCTGCGCCGAACGGGGCCCTCGTCACCTCACCCGACCTAGCGAACTGGACGCAACGAACACCTCCGCCCGGCTTCGCCTCAGCCCTGACACTGCCCAACGGCACCGTTGCAGGGGTGCGGAGCGACACTGGGGCCTTCATCTTCGGATCGGCGTTCCTGACCTGGGCGGAGAGCTTGATTGCGCTCGGGCCTCAATCGAACCTCCTCTACGACCAGCCGATGGCGCACGCCAACGGTGTGTTGATGGTCGGAGCGCGGCAGACGAACTGGAGCATGAACGTCGTCCCGGGCAGCGACAGCCAGTACGTGGTGCCTCGGATCGGAACGGGTTCTCCGCCCGCGGCCAACACGAACCTGGCCGCGTATCTGAAAGTCGCCTGACATGCCCGAGCTCTACAGCCGCGTCGTCGACGGCAATCAAATCGGCCCGCCCGGCCCGCTTCCCTTTGAGGGCGTTACGTCCGCCGGCGCACACCGGACGGATCTCGCCGGGCAGCACGAGGCGGGGCATCTAACCGACGACGATCTGCGCGACCTCGGGTTCTGGCCGATTGTAGAGGACCGCCCGGCTTTCGACGGCGCGACGCACCAGCTCGTGGAAACCGGCCGTGAGCTGCGCGCGACAGACGTCCTCATCACCTACGCAGCCGTGGCGCTGTCGCCTCCTGATCTCGACGCCATGCGTGCCGAGAAGCGGGTCGCTATCAACGCGCAGCGCGATCAGCGCATGCGAGCCGGCTTCTCCTTTGCCGGCGCGATGTTCGACTATGACGATGCGTCCCAGCGCCGGATCACGGGCGCGGCCGCGCTCGCCGGCTTCGCACTGACGATGGGGGGCAAGGCACCGGACGACCTTCGCTGGCACGGCGGCGGAAGCGACTTCGTCTGGATCGCGCAGGACAACAGCCTTGTCCCCATGAACACGATCACCTGCTTCGGCTTCGGCCAAGCCGCTGCGGCTTGGGAGCAGGCCCACATCTTCGCCGCGCGGGGGCTGAAGGATGCGGTCGACGCTGCAGCCGATCACGAAGCGATCCAGGCGATCGACATCACGGCAGGCTGGCCTGGCTGATGTCCGCCTTCACCCGCCCGCTCACGGTCACTCAGCTGGCCGACTGGCGGTTGTGGCGGCTTGAGGAGTCTCTCCGGTACGAAGTTGGCGCGCTCGGCTCCGGCAGGGTGATCGAGGTGCCGGCTGGGTTCGTGACGGACGGAGCGAGCGTCCCGCGGTGGCTGTGGTCGCTGCTACCGGCGTGGGGTTCATATAGCCGGGCGGCGTGTCTCCATGACTTCGGGCTTCACGTCCTCAGCGCGGGCCGGCCGCATCCCGAGATGCCGACCCGCCTCGCTTGCGACCACGTCTTCCGGGAAGCCATGGACGTCTGTGGCACGCCCCTCGTTATCCGCCTCCTCCTCTACGCCGGCGTGCGTTTTCGGGCCCTGACCGCCACCTGAACTGATCTCGGCCGGACGTCGATCGCCCCTCGGCTGTCGTTCCTCACGGCCTGCCCAACCCGCCCCTTGTCTCACCCTGTACCCGGGCCGCCGCGCGTGCCCGCTCACCGGAGCTCGACATCATGTCTGCACCTGTTTTCGGCACGATCGACCAGCGCTTCAACGACGAGCCGCTGCCGACGCCGCCCGTCGATTTCGCCGCGGTCGCGCTCGTCTCCACCGCGACCGGCGCCGACGCGACCGCCTTCCCGGAATACGAGGCCGTGCGCTTCAATTCCTCGAACGCGGCAAAGGCGGCGAAGCTCGGCACGGGCGATCTCGCGGACGCGGTGCGCGGCATCAACGACCAGCTCGGGCGGGCCCAGCGCGCCGCCGACCTGATCGTGGTTCGCGTCCCGGAAGGCGTCTCCGCTACGCCGGCGGTCAAGCTCCAGCAGACGATGGCGAACGTCATCACCGGCCTGCAGGCGCTGAAGGTCGCGCCGCCCAAGATCAACCGGACGCCCCGGCTCGTCTATGCCGGCTACACCGACACGACATATCAGGGCCTGACGGCGCTCGCCGCCACGACCGCGGGTGCGGGCTACACGCCCGGCCAGAGCTATCCGCTAACTTTCTCCGGCGGTGGCGCCGGTGCCGTCCAAGCGACCGGCCAGGCGGTGGCGACCGACGCTGGGGCGATCACGACGGCGACCCTCGTGATCGACACGCCCGGGACCTACACCGCTGCCCCGGCAGTAACGGTCGCCGCGCCGGGCGGTGGCGGGACCACGGCTATTCTCGCGGCCACCATCGACAACGTCGGCAACCCGGTCGTGGCAGCCCTGCCGCCCGTGCTGAACGCGCTCCTCGCCCGCGCCATCGTCGACCTCGACGCGACGAGCCTCGCGGCCTCAGTGGAGCAGCGTGAGACGATCGGGTCCGAGCGCATCATGCCGGTCGGCATCAAGGCGAAGGTCTTCGACACCGCGTCGGCGACGACGGTCATCCGGCCAATGGCACCGCGCGCGCTCGGGCTCCAGGTCCGGGTCATCCACGAGAGCGGCGGCAAGCCGTTCGAGACGATCGCGAACCGCCAGATCTACGGAATCGTTGGCACCTCGCGTGACATCGAGTTCGACCTCCGGGACGGGGCGAGCGAGGGGCAGCAGCTCCTCGCATCCGAGATCGCGATCGTGGTGCGGGGCGAGACGGACGTCGACGGCGCCATCGCGGACGGCGGCTTCGTGTTCATCGGGCTCGACAACTGCGCCACCGACGGCGACCTCTGGCAACAATGGCACCAGGTCGGCGGGGCCGACTTCATCGACGTCGAGCACATGCGGCTGACCCGCCGCTTCCTTGGCCCGAAGATGAGCGCCGACACGGCCGAGGCCTGGATCAACTCGCTGAAGTTCAACCTGCGCGATCACAAGGCCGACGACGACATCCTCGGCTACAAGGTGACCTTCGAGCCGGATCAGAACTCGCCGGAGAACATCCGGGCGGGCCGCCTCACGGTCGACCTCGGGATCGAGGAAGCGCCGGCCTTCCGGGTCGCGAAGCGCAACGTCCGCCGCTACCGCCAGGCCGTGGCCGACCTCGTGTCCGACATGGCGGCACGCATCAACGCGAACGCGCTCTCCTAGCCGGACGCCCTTGACGATCGGCGCGCGCCAGCCCGCGCGCCGTCCTGACACCCCGATCCCCGCTCGTCCGAGAGGAGCCCGCCCGTGGCCGCTCAGCAAATCTACTATCCCGAAGCCATCGACGTTCGGCTCGCGACGCAGCCCGACACGTCCCGGCGCAAGATCATCTCCTCCATGGCGATCCCGGCCATCAAGCAGCGGACGATCGAGTCGCGGCCGGGCGGCTCGATCTTGTCGCGTAACCTATCGTTGCCCATGATCGAGCCGATCGAGCCGAAGTACGCCACGGAAGGCTTCGACCTCGCGGCGATGCGCATGATCGGCCTCGTTGCCGGCGCCTTCGACCGCTGGGTGTTCGCCGGCTCGCTTCGCGTCCCGCGTCGCGGCACAGTGCCGTTCCGGGCAATCATCGAGGGGCGGGTCACCAACTGGGAACCGGACGGTGACACCAGCCCGGGCGAGATGCAGAAGTTCAACCACGTCCTGCACGACGTCTCACACTACGAGGTGACGATCGACGGCGAGGAGATGTTCTACGTCGACGACGAGGAGAACATCGCCCGCTCCGGCGGGGTCGATTGGTTCGCGCCCACGCGGCGGTCGCTGGGCGTCTGAGGCCGCCTAGGCTTACCGGGCAGCCGGTCTCCAGCCGGCCGCCTGGGCGTCAACGAGTGCACAGAACCAGCGCTCGCCCTTCTTCTCGTCGATCCGGGTCCGCTCGTAATCGCGCTGCCCCGGAGCGTGCACGATCCTCGCGCCCTTCGCGCCGATGTTGCCCTTGAGGTTGCAGACGCCGCCCGGCCTGTCGACCGGCACAGGACTGGCTTCCTCGCCAGCCGCGCGCCGGCCGCGGCGCCAGTCCTGTGGCTCTTCGAAGGTGCCCGCCCAGATCCCGCGCTTCGCCGCCCGGGCCGCGTCTTCCTGTGGCACGTACTCGGCCGAGAACCGCCGATAGGCGATCGCGTGACCCTGCGCGACGAGCCAGGCGTTGAGGTCGTCGCCCGCCCGGCGGCACACCGCCACGGTGCGGCCGTATCGGTCCGTGTCGCGGGCTTCGCAGGTGATGGTCGCCGTCCCGATCCGGTCCGACAGCGCGAGCGCAGCACGCTGCCCGCAGCGGTAATCCAAGCCGGCAGCGTCCTTGCACAGCTGCGCGCTCTCGGGCGCGTCGATCCCGTGCAGCCGGATTCGGGTGCCGCGGATGTCGAGCGTGTCTCCGTCGATGACGGTGGCGCGACCGGTGATCGGGGATGCGAGAACGGGTGCCGCGAGCAGTCCGAGGATGACCGCGAGCGGAGCCCGGCCCGTCAACGGCGTCGGCTCCTCGCGGTGGCCCGGCCACGCGATCGTGCGACAGCGCCAACGCGGGACGAAAATGACGAGACGGACGAGCCGTCTCCGCCTTCGCCTCCGCAGACTTTCTTCGAAGCGCTGAGAGTCCCGTCGTTGCACAGGAACTTCCCGCCCTGACAGGCGCTCACGCCGCCCTTCTTCCCGGAGCACGGCGTCCGACCGCGGGCGTCGGCTTCGGTTGGCAGGACGGCCGTGGCGACGACGGCCGCGAGGAACGTGAGAACGCGGTGGCGTGGCATGATCGGTTCTCCTGGTCGGGCCGCATCGGGCGGCCTAGCCGCAGTCTCGAAGGAGTTTCTGGTTCATCTCCCAGCGCCAGTCGTTGATCGCGATATCCGAAGCGTCCGGGGAGACAAGGCCGTTCTTCCTTAGATCGGCGTTGTCGCTCGTGCCGATGATGTCGTGGACGGACCCCTTGCTGTCCCGAATACGGTAGCGTCGGGCGAGCCCGGACGTGTTGCCGTTCACTGCCGCGTACCGCTCTCCGAGCTTCACGACGTTCACTGCGGGCGGAGCGCACGCGATCTCCGCTTCTACGGCCAAGAAGGGCCAGGGCTGCGATGAAAGTCGCAGCCCTGGCCCGATTGTGTGACGCGATCGAATGGTGAGATCGCGGTAGCCATTCGAGATCGGCACGAAACTGACGGGATGAGGCGGGGCATAAGTCGAGGCCTGCCCTGGCCGTGGTGGCGTGTCGTCGCCGTATAGCTCGCGCCTGACCTCTCGCCGGGAGTCTCGCAGGGCGAGCTCGCGGGCAAAGACATTCCCGCCGTCATGCCCGGTAGCCCGAGCGATGGCGCTCAATACGTAGTCGCCGAGATGCAGCGCGGGTTCCGGGTAGGCGTAAGTTCCCACGCCAACCGCTAGCAATGCGGCGAGCCCGCCCTTCCACATGGCCCCACTCCCGAGGAGGCTGAAACGTGTCCGAACCGTCCGAGCCGAGTCAATCCGTCAAGATCGTGAGCGGGCCGCCGCTGACCAAGAAGGTGCCTTTCATCTGGGGGTACGAGCACGAGGGCCAGACTTACAAGGCCGTCACGGTCCGGCGCATGACGGTGGCCGAGGTCGAGGCGTTCGTGGAAGCTGCCAAAGCGGAGGGGGCCAAGGCCGAACTGCCCATGTTCGACGTCCCGCAGGCCGTCATCGATGCCCTCATGCCGGACGATTCCGCGGCGGTGAATGAGATCGTCCGGGATTTCTTGCCCAGGGCACTTCGGCCGGCGACGGCGTGACCCTGAGCGAGTGCGGCCTCTACGTCGCGCTCACCGCCTCCGTGCTGTCGACCCCGTTGCCATGGCTCTTGTCCCTGGAATGGACCGAGTTCCTGCGCTGGTACACCCGCGCGCTGGCGGCGTGGCGCCTCCTGAAGAGGGCCTGACGTGGGCAGCCTGACCTCCGAACTCGTCGTCAAGCTGACGGATCACGTCAGCGGCCCGGCCGCCGGCGTCGCTGGCGCCTTGAGGGGCGTTGGTCGCGCCGGCGACGACCTCGCTCGCCATCTCGCGTCTTCTCCCCAGGTCGCTCGACTTTCCGACACCCTGCGGAAGCTGAACGCTGAAGCCGCGAAGATCGCCGAGTTCCGGCAGGCGAGCCGCGAGCTCGACGACGCCGCACTCGCATTCCGTCGGACGCAGGGCGACGTCAAACGGCTGGGCCTGGAGCTTGAAGGCGCGAGGCGAAAGGCAGCCGAGTTCGCGGGCGTGAAGTTCAGGAAAGGCGCAATCGCCGAGGAGGCGATCGCGGCGAGACGTGCCGTGCGAGATCTGGAGCGGGCGCAAGCCGAGGCGAGGCGGTCGGCTGAGGCCGCCGCGACCGCGTTCCGGAGCCAAGGCGCGGCCGTCCGGGCGCTTCGCACCGACCTTGCGGGCACCGGCGTGCCGCTCAAGAGCCTCGCCCGCTACGAGCGAGAGTTGAAGGCGCAGACCGACGCCGCGAACGCCTCCCTCGCGAGACAGCACCGGCTTGCCGCCCGTCGCGCGACCGAACTGGCGAAGACGGGGTCGGCCCGCGGCGGCATGGGAGCCGCTGGCGCGGGCGTCGCGGGAGCCGCATTGGGTGGTTACGGCGTGGCTGGGGCTGCGGTCGGAGCCTATGTCGTGGCCGACGGCGTCCGTCGCGCGGCAACGTCGGCCCTCGACCTCGAGCGGACGATGTACCGCGTCGAGAAAGCGACCGATTCGAGCGGCGAGGAGGCGAAGCGCTACGAGCAGGCGGTCCTCGACCTCTCCCGATCGACCGGGAAGACGAAGAAGGAGCTGGGCGACGTGCTCGCCTCCGCTGGCTTCGCCGGCCGACCGAAGGAGGATTTGGTCCGCTTCACCGAGTACGCCGCCAAGGCCACGGGGGCGTGGGAGACGAGCGCCGAACAAACCTCGCAGGCGCTTGCCGAGCTCGGGAACACCTACAAGGCAACCCAGGGGCGGATCGAGGAGATCGGCGACGCAATCAACAGCGTCGCGGACGCGTCCGCCTCGAAGGAGACCGACCTCCTGGAGTTCCTTCGGCGCACCGGTTCGACGGGCAACCTCCTCGGCATCAGCGCCGAGAAGATGCTCGCGTTTGGTGCCGCCATGAAGGAGATCGGCGTTCAGAGCGAGGTCGCCTCGACCGGTATGAACGCGCTCATCAACAAGATTGCCACCGGCGCGGACGATGCCGATTGGGCGAAGGAGCTGAAAAGCCTCGGGATCAAGGCCAAGGATTTCGCCAAGCTGGTCAAGACGGATGCGGTCGGCGCGATCATGCTGCTGCTCAATAAAATCAATGGCATCGGCGACGGCGCGAAGAAGATCGAGAAGCTGACCGAGATCTTCGGCAAAGAGTACGCCGATGACATGGCAAAGCTGGCCGGCAATCTCTCGGGCGTGCAGCGCATTCTCGATCTCGTGGCGAAGAAGTCGAACTATCTCGGTTCGGTCAGAAAGAGCTTCGACCTCCTCACCGAGAAAGACTTCAACAGGCTGGAGAGAGCGGCGCGGGCGATCGATGTTCTCGCCGCTCGCATCGGCAACCCGCTCAAGATCGCCGCGGGCGGAATGGCCGAGGAGATCAACAAGGTCATCGATCGCGTCGAGCAGGGTGCGAA